GTGACAATCCTCAGCAGTTCTTCTTGGCGTGTTTCAATTCTTGCTAAACGATCTGCAAGGCTACTTCCAGAGTTAGGAGTTAAAGTCCATAACCAACCCTTTATTAAATATCTTAGACCTAAAAAGAAGCTAGTAAGAACAGCGGAGACGGCGGCTGCTAAGCCAGCCCAACTTGCAGCATCCATTATTTGGCATTGACACCGTAGTCAACTTCAGTACCTGAAGAAGGGTCTATGGCTTTTGCTATAGGGGCGATTACTGCGCCGAGTAAAGTTGCATAGGCAGGGTGTATGTCAGCGACAATAGCCAACGCAACGGTTATGCCTGAAGCGGCAACTGCTCTTAAATAAGACTTAATTGCAGCCTTATGCTTGTTTGATAGTTTCATTTGTTCCCCCTAGTAATGGGATATTGAAAGGTTTCCCATTTTGATTTGGTTTAAAACTTATATGTATATGTGTTTTATGGGGATTCAACCCACGATATTTTTTCCAACGCCACAAAGATTTGGCACTACAAATTTTTCCCATATGAATTATATAAAGAAAGCGTCGATCACCTTGTTTTGCTGCAAGTCTAATTTGATCTGCCAAATAGATACTAATTCCTTGTTCTTCAGATAGGCGAGCGTCAATGTCCAAAGCGCAGACTTCCCCTCGTTCATTGGGGTTGTGTTGACTAACTCGAGACTGGTGACGCAGATCACCAATCCATCCATCAAGACGCTTGGAACGATTTGGGAAATTATCATTAGTTTGTTCCCTAAATTGTTCAGCAGCTTTTGATAACCAAGGTCTCATTTAAGAAAGCAACAGTTTTGCTTCATCAGCAGTAATTCCAAGACGATCTAAAATTTCTTGGCGTTGTGCTTCTTTTGCATCCGCTTCTGCTTGTATTGCAGCTAATTCTTTTTTTGCTCTTTTTGCATCGATTTCTCTTTGTGCTATTTCCTCAGGAGTTGCATCCCTTACAATATGTTCATCAGTTAATCCATTATATTCATAAATTTTCATTATTTAGCCAATCCGTAAATAGTTATTTCACCTGTGAAATTTCCTGCACTTGTTTCAAATCTAATACCATCATGTGCAGAAGTAGTGCTATTTCTAAAACCATTTGCCATGTAAGTACCTGATGAAGCTGAGTGTGCGCTTTGTACTTGACCAATTTTATATAACGAATTAGCAACATTTGTTAAACTTAAAACAAATCCCACTTTGTTATTTGCGCCACGATTATCTTTTATATACCAAGCACTTCCAGCAGCACCTTGAGCACTAACAGAATCTTGAAAATAAGTTGAAGTGGTAAGAGTACTACCCGCATTTCTTAATCTTGCTTCAAAATTCGCATCTGCCGTAGTTTCAATAAATCCTACAATTTGGTATGAAGTATAAGTAGAACTAAAAACACTATCAGCATTTATCGAAGCAACAGCAGACGGGGAAAGAGTTGTGATTTTCGTAAAACCTGAACCACCGCCAGCAGCAGCAGCCCATTTCATGCCTGTTGCTTCTGCGCTGTCAACAGTTAAAATATGTCCATTGGTTGCACCAACGGCTAATCTAGAAAATGTATCTGCGCCAGTTCCAACAATTAAATCACCTTTAGCATCAATAGCAGTTGCCATTGAGTTAGTGATTGTGACAGTTCCTGAAGTACCACCACCGCTTATTCCAGTTCCAGCAGTTACACCTTCAATGTCTCCAGTTGCACCTGAAGCCGCCCATGCCGAACCGGTGTAATACCATAATGAATTATTGTCTTTTGTGTAAGCAAACTGACCTTCTTGAGGTGAGGTTATTGCTGCGTCTCTAGCTGTTGCATCAGCAAATACCAAAACGCCTTGCATTAAATAACCGTTAACGTCTGCGGCACTTAACACGTCACCGGTGTTAAATGTCTTAAATCCTAAACCTGCTGCCATTGTGTATTCTCCCTAGGGTCTAATTATATCTTAATAGGACAAAATATCTTCACCAATTACGCCATATGTACTGTTGGATAAAATGAACCCATCCACAATCGGTTCAAGCGTAGTGAAGTTTCCTGTCCATGAATTTGGCGTGATTTCCCAAATAACCCCTTGGATTTGTAGGTTTTTGGTAATAGTTGAGCCATCCGGCTGAACGTTGGTAATGACTACATTGTCAAAGTAATCGAGTCGGCATCTGTTTGAATAACCAAATCGCTGAAATTGACTACATGCGGAAAGTACTCAGCAACCGAATCTACGTCGGTGTAAGTTTGTCCAGTTCCACCAACTCGAGTAACTGTTGATTTGTTAACAATCAGCTTATCGTCAAAAGCAAAAACTAAGTTTCTATAAGGTATGCCAGTAGTTTGATTAAATGCAATCGGTGTTCCACTAGCTGAGGAAATGACATTTGATCTGTTTTTAAATACAGCGTTACCTTCAGGGTTAATAAAAAATGCGCCCTGTTCTGAAGTTTCAACATTTTTTAAAGCTTGCAAAGTAATACGATTGCTTGATGGGTCGGCTTGGGTCAAACTGTCGCCGGTATCGATTGAACGCATAGTCAACGGGAAACTTACGGTATCTAGAATTTTGCCAATTCTAGTTCCAGTATCTTGTCCATTTGCTTGACCTGTAACGCTAGTGATCGTTGACATGTTAAATAATCTAAAAGCATCTGAAGCGTTTATATCTACATAAGAAACATTTTCTGCCTTGTCGTAGGTATAAATATAATCAGTCGTATAACCGCTGAATAAGTAATAAGTTACTCCTAAGTAACTTGCAGAAATTCTAAGCTTTCTTAACGGTGTTAGATAACCAAATAGATCAGAACTTGGGTTTTGTGGATTGAATCTACCTGTTTGATCGTAAATCCTGACGGTGCAAGTTCCGGCTTCGTAAGTATCTCGACCAATATTCCTACCGCGTCTAATTTGTATTTGGCGAGTAATATCAGTTAAGTTCAAAACCAAAGCCGGTGTTGAGGAATCTGACAAAAATCCAGTTCCAAGCAATCCGTTAACTGGGTCATCTAAAGTAAAAGGGTTACCAAAAGTAGCCCCTGAACTAAAGTTCAAGCTTACGTCTAAAACAGGAAGTGACATATTATCTAAACGGATTGATTGATGAGAAAGAACCCGAAGCGGAAGAATCAATAAATCCGTTTCTTAGTTCGTTTAATAAACCTTGGGTCGCACCATTGACATTGATTACAGTCGTTGAAGTAGTAGGTGGCGCACCAAATCTGCCGCCGCTTTCTCTGTATCTTTCTTGAGCAATTTCAGCAACGCTCATGCCTGTATAACCGGCAGTACCGACTAAGCTTGATGCTAAATTGTTGTAATAGTTACCGCCGGTTGCCGCCGCTGCTGGAGTTGGCATTTGAGAAAGCAACTTCATCATTAAAAGAATTTGCTGAATCAGCAAATCAATATCTTTAGACCAGCCTTCAAATGGATATAAAGCTTTAGGCAACTTGGCAATAGCCTCAGCAAGGTTAGTAGTTTGCAACTGAGACATGACTAATTGAGTTGCTAATTTAGACGCTTCAGCGGCATTTTCTTGCAATAAAGCCAACTGTAAAGACAGCCTTAACTTTTCATTTTCAGTTATCTTATTTTGAAGTGCTGCGTAAATCTGTATTTGTTCTAGGTCAAATATGCTAGAAAGTTGCTCTAGTTTCTTGCGATCAGCCTCAAGCTTCTTTTGAGCAGCCTGTAAAGCTTTTTCCTTGGCAATAGCTTGTTGCCTTAATCTAAGCTGTTTAGCAGCTTCTTTTTGTAATGCCTTTTCTTCCTTTTGTAAGGTTGTGTAATCAAACTTCATGGCCATTGGGTCAAATGGCTTATCAAAGTTCATCTTATATTGAAGAATCGGTGAGTCAGACGGTGTAGTTAAATTCTGTAATCCAGTCTTTGTGACTTTAATAAATCTAGAAACATTGTTAATAAGTCCAGCTAGTTTATTGCTTATGTTGTCAATGCTGCTGCCGTATTTATCAGGGTCTCCAAATGCAGAATCAAGAGCTTGAACTAAAGCACCGCCGATAGTCTCTTTAGCATCCTCAGCCTTAGCAGCCAAAATCGCCATCTTACCAGCAAATGAATCAGCAGCTAAAGCGGCTTGACCGTTAAACTTTTTGGCTAGATAAGTTGTTACCTTATCCAAATCCATGGTTTTTAATTCGGCTTTAGTTAAGCCAATGTTTAACTTACCTAATGCGGTGTTTTCCCCGAGGGCGGCCTTGCTTAATGCGGCTGTTACGCTTGCAAGATCACGACCAGTACCGGCACTAGTATCTAATGCAATACTTAATAATTGTTGTGCTTTTCTCGCATCTAAAGTTGAATTAACAAGTTGAGTAAATGCCGGTCTAAGTTGATCGTCAAGAACACCGGTTTGATTTTGCAAGTTTTGAATAAATCCAGCAGTACTAAGAACCGCATAAGATTGACCTAAATTCTGTAATGTTTTGCTTAACTGACCGGCTGCCTTATCGTCTGCGGCAAATGCCTTAACCGCGTTCTTACTAAATCTAATTGTTTGAAATACACCAAAAGCCAAGCCAAGGGCTTTAGCACTTTTAGTTAATGCACCTAATGACTTACTAGCAGCTTTAGCACCCTTGTCTTTATAGGTACTAACAATAGGAATTTCAATGCCGGTAGCACTCATGCCGCTAGTCCAATCTTTCGTTTAATACTTGAGTTAAATGTTAAAACGGCTTTATCAATAGCTTTAAAGGTTGCCTTTGTGACTTTGCCTTGATCTCTTGCAAATGCGGCATAAAGCAAACGACCCTTATTCTTACGACCTTTGCCAATGCTTTCTAGTTGCGCTTCTTTATCAATAGAGTTAACAAAATGATAACCAGCAAAAGGATTGTTGCTATTATAGTTTCTTGTTGCTCTTGCAATTTTTTTGCCTTTGTAAAAGTAATAACCTTCAGTTCCTTGGGTTATTGCATTTTGATAGTAAGTACTTTGAACAGGGGCGCGACTTAACAAATCCTGAACGATTAACACGAGAACGACCTAAAGAATAAGTTAAACCTTTTCTAATTACGTCAGGGTTATATTTAGGAAATCCTCTAGTTTTGCCAGCAGTCCTAGAAATAACTTCCTTGCCCTGATCTTGCCATCCACTCAAACCCAATATTTCATTAGGTACTTGAGACTTTGCATCTTCGACAACTACACGCATTGCAGCGCGTATTTCTTTGTTCATTTCTTTATAGAGGTCAGGCGCAAACTTCTTTAAGGCTTTTTGTACCTCAACGACTCCTTTTACCTCTACGGGCATTTTCCACCTTTTTTGCTCTATCGTTTAGATAAGCCAATGTTGCTAAAAACATTGATCTATCCATGTTGACAAATTCGCTATGCGGTATGCCGGTTTCAACTGCTAAAGAAGCAATTAAATAAGTAAGGTCATACCGCGTTACCCATTTGGGGAGTCGGCATCCATAATCTCTACTTTTGATAGAGTTTCTAGATACTTTTCTCCAAATGGAACAACTGTTACTCCAGCCCGACGCTCAGCTTCCCATGAAAGCCAATAAACGTCTGACTGTCTTTCTTCATCTCTAAATCTTTTATGAAATCCAGTTTTAAAATTTTGTTCAAACGCGTATTCGAGTGCAGGGGAAATTTCATACTCTGCAACTTCCCCTGAAGCCTTGGACACTCTTAACTTAATCATTTATACCCCTTAGAAAGTACCTGTTGTAGCAACGGCAACTGCACCGTTGATAGTCCATGTTACATCCTGAGTACCTAAATCTCCAACAGCACCGTTAATGTCGGTGGTGTTATTTACTAATGCAGTAAATGTATAAAGTGGGTTTGTTGCGCTAACAGCAGTTCCCTTTTCCTGTAATAGAACGCAGGTTACTGAAGTTCCCCATGCAGCTTGCAAAGTAGCAAGTACATTGGCTGAAGCGGTGTCATTTAGGAAGCTGATCGTTACTGACGAAGCCTCTAGCCCTTTTACAAATTTGTGACCTGTATCACCCATTGCGGTGACCTCAAGCTCATCAAATGAACGGTTTAATGTGACAGCGGTCACATGGTCGGAAAGGTCAACGGAATTTACCTTGACTCCGACCTTATTATTCAAGAACACAGCCATGGTTATTCCTCATCTTTCTTGTTTGTTTTTGGCTTATCTGATTTTGCTACTTGCCCGACTTTTTCAAGCCAAGCTTTATCCTCGGAAGGAATATCTATAATTTCACTCATTGTTTAACTCCAACTTGTCATGATTGAGACGGACATGTCACTTGTCAACATTTCGCCAGCAACGCCTGATAAAACCGTTGGTGCTGAGATTCCGTTAACAATAACGCTTAGTGTGGTTGAAGCTGCCAGTTTATTAAATACACCAACAGCCATATCTTCAATTCCAATTAGATTGCCTTGGTTATCTAGCATTGGAACGATCATTACAATTTTAAAATTTGCTTTAGGTGCAACAGTATTATAGACATTGTTTGACGGCTCAATGTATAAATCATCCGGTTGAATAATTACTGAATTTGCAATGGGTGTAGCAGGTGGAAAGGCAAATACCTGCCACACCCCAGCGTTCTCTAACGCTGTCGCAAGGGTTGACCTAAGGGTTGTAACGGCTACCGGCATTAGCCAACCAAGCCACTAGGTGATAAATGATTTGCTAACAATCCTCGTACCCTTGCTAAAAGAGTGTTCCCCATGCGATAAGGCGAAGGCTGGAAATCAGGAGAAA